CTCCCCCTGTCACTGAAGACATAATGAGTCCTCCATAAGAATCTTTCTTATGATAAGCCATAACCATTTTACTATGCAACCCTTTCGAGGTTTTAACCGAAGCCGTCTCCCCGAAGGAGAGCTTAGCAACGGAGACATAGTGAGATGTTTAGTAGAAATTAGTTCCATCTGCCCCGGCCATCGGAATTAAATCAGCGTGGGTCTGCATAATTGCAGCATCCAACGCACGATAAAATTTACCGAAATCTTTGGCAGCTTTACGGTCATTCCCAGTACCCCAATTAAGGAGTGCAGGAACGATCTGAGGACTTCTATTTGCAATCATCTTGATATCCTCCCAGCTACCTTCTCTATTTTGGAATAGGAAGGCAGTTTCTTCTAATATCTCAGCCTCAGTCTTTACGACTGAGATGAGATATAGATAAAACCCAGGGTTCAATGGTAAACTCACAAGCTCAATGAATCTTAGAGCTCGGCTTTTAACGCCCGTAATACGGTGGACATTTCGTAAGAAATCGTCCTCCATTTTACGGTTAGTTCGTACTTTATCACGCAACTCAGTTATAAGAGCCTGTAATAGGCCATTATAAAATGAGTAACGGATAAGTAATGGATCGTTCATACTTCCATAGGAAATCCAACTCAACACGGAAGTGTCTAGTTGGCCTTGGGGGTGAAAACATCCAGTTAAACCGAACATAGTGTTTAAAGCTAAAGCCATATGCGAGGAATAAGTTCCCGGCATATTCGGCAAAAGTTTCAACAAATGGCCAGAAGTATCGAAATAACCTTTATGGTGCGCTTCATACAATAGACTACCTAATGCTCCGGGATTTCTCCCGCAGTTCAGGACATTACCTGGACCAAGCGGAGATATCTCACCATAGGGAGTAAGCCAACGTTTAGCAAATTCAACCACATCATAAGATACGATTGATTTACTTGGGTTGATACCTACACCTAGTGTGGACATCAGCTCTTGGTAGTGAACGGCAACTCTATCATTATTAATAACGATATCATCACCGAGCACGCAATACTGTCTAAAAGTGTTAACACTGAAGCCAGCTCTTATTGCAGCAATTTGTACTATAACATGATGTGTTACAGCCAAC